TGTTATGTTTCAGCACTTTGTAGAAGGCTCTATAGATATGGGAGAATTTGAAATTAGTTTTATTTCAACTATATTTGGCGCTATGTCAGCCAAAGTAAATACAATAATAGACTTCTTCTTCGGTGGAAGCTCAAGTAAACAAGACAAATAATGAGCGATAGTATAAAGCTAACAGCAAACGGACCAGTTACAAACGTAGCAAAACTACTGGGTCAAAGTGGTTTAACCACGCCAAACGTGGCTATAGCAAGTTCTAGACTTACAGTGGTTAGTGATGATGCTGCCGACACGTCTACTGGGACTGGAGCCAGAATAATAAAAATTATTGGGTCAAATGGCGGTGTTAGAGTCGTAGAAGAAGTAACCATGAATGGTACTGGTTCTGTGACAACTACGGCTAGTTTTGATTTGGTTCGTGGCATGAGGGTTTTTAGTAGTGGAGCTAACGGAATAGAAGGAAACATAACTTTAGCTGTAGGGGGGGCAACAATTATGATTTTAAAGAAAGACTACGGAAGAGTGTATGATGGTGTTATTTCTCTTGAAAGAGTTCATTACGCTACTCAGATAGATATAACTGGAGACTCAACACCAGCCAACACCGTTTATGAGGTTTCAATAATGAGTCAAGGCGAAAAATTTAACACCGTAATAGAAACAATATATTGGAACACAGCATTATCTGGGGTAGGATATAAATTAAGTAGCCTGCCAGTTCAGGGGTTAATCTGGATAAGATGCAAGAACCTAGACCACAGTGGTGCAGACAATGTGTCTGTGACCCTAGCCCTGTCTAAACATTGTTAATTACATGTTTACAATGATAAGGTTTTTTTAACTACCTTTGTTGTAGTTAATTGAGATTTTCCTGTTTCGAGTCAGGCTCTTAAAACTCGACCCTTTTGTTTTTTTGTTTGTGAGGAAAGTCTATCTAGCGATGGGCTTTCTTTTTTGTGTATAATTTACTATCTTTGTGGATATGAAATGTATGTGTCAACACAGTAACCAAAGATACCCTAAAGCACACAGTAAGAGTGGCAAGGGCTCTAAAAAGAAAAAGTAATGCCAAGTAAGAGGGATTATAAGAAAGAGTATGCTAAGTTTCAATCTTCAACTAAAGCTAAAAAGAAGAGGGCTGCTTTAAATAAGTACAATAGAAAAAAGGGCACTTATGGAAATGGAGACGGATTAGACGCATCACATAGAAACGGTAAAATAGTTGGCTTTGAAAAAGCTAGTAATAACAGAGCTAGGGCTGAAAAGTCTAGACTAAAAGGCTCTAAAAGAAAAAAGAAATAATTATGTACGGAGCAAAGAAACCTACAAAGAAGAATACTAAGAATACGAAAAAGAAAGGCACTAAAAAGTCTTACAAGAAGTAAAAAGTGGCTAGGGTAGACAAATCTAAAATGAAGTGCAATAAGGTCAAGAAATCTACTAGACCTGGAAAGAAGAAGATGGTTAAGGCGTGTTCTGGAGGCAAAGAGAAGGTGATTCACTTTGGAGCTTCTGGATATGGTCATAACTATTCTGCTGCTGCTCGTAAATCATTTAAGGCTAGACACAGGTGTAGTTCAGCAAATGACAAGCTTACGGCTAGATACTGGTCTTGTAAGAAGCTATGGGCTGGACCAGGTGGTTCTACCAAGTCATCACCTAAATCTAAAAGAGGAAAATACTAATGGCTAAAGACGCTTGTTATCATAAGGTAAAAAAGAGATACAAAGTATTTCCTAGTGCGTACGCATCGGGTGCTATAGCTAAGTGCCGCAAGGTTGGTGCTGCGAACTGGGGCAACTCTAAGACAACTAAGAATAAGAGAAAAAAGAAAAAATGAAAAAGCTTACTCCAAAACAAATGAAGATTGCCAAGGTGGCTCCACCCTATGACAAAATCACTAAAAAAGACTTTGAAATTATTAGTGGTAAAAAGAAAAGAAAGAAAAAATAATTTGAACTGTCGACAAATTGTCGTGTATAGTGCTATACCAAAAAAAAATATGGCTGTAAGAAAGACTAAGGCTGGACTCTCTTTAAAGCGTTGGTTTAAGGAGGATTGGAAAGACGAAAAGGGTAATCCTTGCGGTTCTTCTAAAAACAAAAACACAAAAAAGTGTAGACCAAGCAAGAGAGTTTCAAAAGATACTCCTGTTACTTGGAAACAAATGTCTCCTTCTCAAAGAAAGAAAGCTGTTGCTGACAAAAAGAGAACTGGGATGGGGAAAAGGGCGAAATCTATTAGAAAAAAGTAATTAAGACATTTGCTTTTTTACATCTACGATTACATCCATAAGGCAATCATACACACCCTCTAAAGCCTCGCTGTTGTCGGTAAGCTTTAATAATTCTTTTTCGTATTGACCAGACACGTTTATTAGTCTGTTGAATTTTTGTTTTATCACTCCAGAGTGAACACCCTTTAGCATGTATAGTTGTTCGTTAAACGCTCTCATTGTAGCCATAATCATTGTTATGTCTATTTGTTGCTCTTCTGTTAGTTTGTTTTTCATGTCTGATTAATTATAATTTACCTACTTTACCACCCCTTCTTTTTATGATTCCACCAAATCCTTGATGGTCTCTCTTGGCTTTGCCATAGGTTTTACATTCTTCGCAGTAAGCTTGTGGTGTTACTACCTCACCATTAATTACTTTTATTGAGACTGTTCCTTTAATCTCAAACTCTTTGCAGTTACACTTATATTTTGTCATACTTATTTTTTAATTTAATTATTTCAAACTCTAAATGATTGATAGCTTTTTGCACATCTTCTATATGCTTCTGACCATCACTTAATCCTTCTTCTGTTTTCTTTCCACAGCGTAACAAGTAGGTAGTGGCAGTCCCAACATTGTACGATAAATCAAAATCTTCTATGATAGCCCTTGCTTCGTATCCATATACGTTTCCAACGTAGTAGCTTGGCTTTTTTGTTCTTGAATAATCTACCTTTTTAGACTCTTCGTTGTTGCTGTATAAAGTATTGCTTGTAAAGTAATCCATTTAATTTATTGTTTAGTTATTTTTTAAGAACACCAGAACACAACAAGGTTCCCTAGTGTTATCTTATCTTTCTTTGGTTGTAGATGCCTGCGTTTATATCCCACCCTAATATCCTGTTAATAGTTTTAATATTTCCTCAATAGATTCGTGTCTATGATTGTCTTCTAGAACAACCTTGCAAACATATTTAGAGTCTTTTATTTTTGACAACTCATGTATAGCTGAGTAATTATTATCCTTCAAATCAATCTGTTGCATATCACCACACAGAATCATCATTGAGTTCTTACCAAGCCTACCAAGAGCCATTCTAAGCTGTGCTTTAGTTAGGTTTTGGAACTCATCTACAATAACTATAGCGTTATCAAAAGTCCTACCTCTAAAGTGAGCTAGTGAGACCAACTCTATTTTCTCTTCTTCCTCCATCTTATCTAACTTTTCTGGCTTATTATAAACCTTTCTCATGTTAGATTTAATTGGCACTAACCAAGGCTCCATCTTTTCTTTTTCAGAGCCTGGTAAGAAACCATTATCCTCTGTTGATATTGTTGGTCTGGTTATAATAATTTTATTAAATTGACGCTTGAAGAATTGGTCTAATGCAACTTGAACTGCAAGTAATGTTTTACCACTACCTGCCCTACCAACTATAAAGTTAAATGGGTGTTTCAGTATTTGTTCCTTGGCTTTTTTTTGTTCTTCTGAAAGCGTAATGCTGAATCGAATTGAACCCCTTGAAGGAATCTTTGATTTATTATCTTTTACTGCCACCTTATTTAACTTTTAGTTAACATTGTTCTTGTTGAGTTTTTGTATATTTGATACATGAACAAAGCTACAAAAATTATATATGCAATCATAATAATAGTCTTCTATTTTATTGGCATTTCTCTTTAACCTCAACGATTATATCCATCAGTTGGTCGTAAACATTTTCTAGTTCTGGACTATTTTCTGTCCATTGAACTATCTCTCTATCATATTGTCTTGCAACATTAAGAAGCCTATTAAACTTCATCTTAACCACACCAGAGTGTGAGCCCTTTAAGTTGTATAACTGTTCGTTAAAACATCTGAATGTTGCCACCAGAAGGTTTAGGTCTATTGTTTCTTGTTTGCTTGGAATGTTCTGTTTCATAAATTTAATTTTTTAAATATTGATAAACCCTGCTTGGGCTTACGTCTAACTTCTTTGCTATAAACTTTACGCTGAATCCAAAGGAACGCATTAGCCTTGCTGACTGTCCCTTTATTCTTATCTTCAGTGTTCTAATCTTTGTGTACTTTTTTGTTACGCTACTGTAATTCATTTTTGTGATTTTATTAAATTGTTATCTAACGTACTTCTTGTTTTTATAAACGCTAGCTGTTGAAATGTACCTTCATAGTCCTTGGAATGTATAACATAACTACTATTAGAAACTTGAGTTTTCTCTTTAGTCGTTGCGTTTGTTTTCTTTGTCATAATTATAAAAGTTTAAATAATTTATTAATGTTTTCATCCATACT